AGCAAGATAAGGAGGAAATAGAAAATGACCGTAAATACTGCAGGATACGTACCAATTTTGGACGGGGGAAACCCAAGAATTGTTGGTGGAAACGCTCGAGAATACATCAGTGGAGGACAGTTTGTTTTTGCATCTGGAGCAACTGGTGTAGTAAGTTCAGGAGCAAATAGTTTTGCAACATCTGATATCACATACGCAGCAAGTGCAAGTGGATTAGCTTTCAATGGATTGTGTGTACAAGCTGCATCAAGTGGAACTGAAGTTGCTGTTGCTACAAGAGGATCATTCTTAGTAAGATGTGCTGGAACAGTTGTAGCAGGACAAAAAGTTAAGACTAACGGAACAGACGCTGTATTACCATTAGGATCAACTAAATTATCACTAGTTGGTGGTGAAGAAGTAGGACGAGCATTAACTGCTGGAGCATCTGGTGGATATGCTGTTGTGGATATCAGTGCATAAGGAGGAAAAGAAAATGAGTAGACTAAAACACGTTAAAGAGTTTTTAGGAACTGGAACAGGAACAGAAGGTTCTTTGTTAATACCTAAAAAGATTCACGACATGTTAATTGAAGAAGTGGACAAAGCATTAATTCCAAGAGCTGAAGCTGGATGGTTCTTCGGACCAGGAGATATTCCAGGATCAAGTATTGATTTAAACTTAGTTACTCCTAATAGTATGGATGTTAGAGTAGTTGCTGAAGGAGCAGAAATTCCTTTAGACCAAGCTGAATATACATCTATCAACTTAAAGCCTAAGAAGTATGGAGTTGCTATAAGGATTACTAGAGAATTATTGGAAGATGCAAAGTGGAACTTACTTCAGCACAACATTGGAGTGGCTGGAAAAAGAATGGCTGAAAATGAAAACAGCTTAATTGTAAGTGATGCATTAGATAATGCAAGTAACACTGTTGCTGGTGGAGCTGCAATTACAATTGCAAACATTACAAGAGCAATGCAATACCTTGAAGACAGCGATTATGAACCAACTACATTTTTTGTAGGAATGGAAGTAATGAACGATTTAAGAAACATCGATACTTTCGTTGAGTTCAATAAAGTTGGAAACAGAGACATGCTTGCAAGTGGTTTCTTAGGAACTATCTATGGTATGAATGTTATCAAAGTTAGTACCAACGCAGGAATGACAACAACAAGCTCATATGTAACTGACAAAAGGCACGCATATGCTATTGCTGAAAAAAGACCTCTAACTGTTGAGAACTTCGAATTAGAAAGTTACGACATGAGTGCTGCAGCGATTACCCATAGACTTAAAGTTAGACAAGTAAGAGCTGAAGCAATTGCAAAAATAACAACTACATAAATGTAGTTATTTTTTTATTTTTGTTTTTAAAATAGGAGGTTTAAAATAAAATGCCAACAGGAACAACTGACGGATTAGGATTTGAAGAGGTAAACCAAGAAGTAACAAATACTGCTGTTATTAGCGGTACAAATGTATATGGTGCAACCTCTGTACAGTCTCCAACAATTGTAGCAAGTACATCGCTGAGTGGAACAACTGTTAATGCAAGCACAGTAAATGCTGCAAGTATTAATGCAACTACAGGAATGGATTCCCCAACAGTATCTGATAGTACAGGTTCTCCGTATAATGTAGGAAATGTTTATACTACATTCACTGCAGAAACAAATATTACTGGAGGAATGTGGGTTAATGTATCAGGTAAAGCAGGAGGAGCAACTATGGTTGCTAGAGCTGCAGGTGCAGGAATGACACCTTTAGGAGTGGCTACAGCTGATGTTTCAAGTGGAGCAACAGCAAGCATTTTAGCTAGAGGAGTTCGTTACATGGTAGCTGAGGATACTCTTAATAATGGAACAACTTTCGGAATGGGAGTTGCATCAGAGTTAGACACAGTTAGACCATCAGTAAGCGGAACTGCAGGTGGAATTGATAGTGCTAGGGGAGTTGTATTAGCTGGTGCAGGATCTGGTGGAGATGCATTGGTTTACATCTGGTAAACAAAATATTTTTTTTATTTTTTTTATAATTTGAGGTTTAAAAATGGGTCTTTGGAATTTAGGTAGTGTTGCGGAAACTGTACATGCATTGGTTTCAGTACCGACATCTCTAAGTGGGACTCAATTATTGGCTCTTTCTGATAGAAAAAGAGAATTTGTAGCTGGCAGAGTGGGAGTTACTATTGGTAGCAATTCTATTGAAATTCCGTATCAGGACGCTATTGCTAATTTTACTGCAGCAGAGGCTGCATATGCAAAGATGGGTGATAATGCTGCATCATCAACTGGTGGTACAGCAAAAAGAATTAAATTAGGAGATCTAGACATAGATCGTGGAACTGGTACTGGTCAAAATAATGATTTTAAACTCTTGGGAGATTATTACCATAAAAAAGCCCAAGAATTATTGAATAACTTAGGAAGGAAAGTTTCATCTTATAAAGCGAATGGGTGATTAAATGGTTGAACTAAAATATATTGGACAGCACCAACCTTATGGGATGGTCGTAGATGTGTCAAAAGAAAAAGCCGAATTATTACTAAGTTCTGGTGAATATGAACCTGCTTATAAAGAAAAAACAACCAAAGTCAAAAAACCAAAAAAGGTTGAGAAAAAAATCGAAGAGGTAAAGGAAGACGATGGGAGTAGCAGGGATAACGACGAGTGAAGCAACTGCACTGATTAATACAGAAGGGCAGTCGATTAGATTTAGGTATTTTGATACTACTTTTAAAGCTGGAAGTTATGATGATGATATAACTTTGGTACGAAGTGGTACAGATACATGGGTTTCTGGACTTGTACAACCACTTGGACAAAGCGAAGCTAATTTATTACAACAAGGTCTCTTAAAAAGGGATGATTTGAAAGTATATGTTGATGGGACTGTTGTGACTTCTGGTACTTGGAAAGTAGGAATTGGAGGAAGTCCTCCTGCTGGAGAGTATGCCTTAGCTGAGGATAATATGGTTGATAGTCCTTTTGTTAATGGGTCTTTAACTTATCAAAAGATGTTTTTAAGACAGATACCGACTGGTTCTTTATCACAAGAATAAAATGGTTAAAACTACAAGTTCTAAAGGTGGAATAATACAATATGACATCAGAGGAATTTCTGAAGTCATGAATCAATTACGTATAAAAGGACAAAAAATTGTGAATAATGTTGACCTAACCATTGTTAAAATGGGGACTTTTGTTGAAGGAGAACTGAGACAAAGTATTGCAGGTAAACGAGCCGAACCTAAAAGTGTTGATTCTGGTTCTCTATTGAATAGTATTAGAGTAGAAAAGGTTGGAACTGCACATGTAGTTATTGAACCGCAAAGAAGAAACTATGGAGGAAGCTCAACTACAACCCAAGATGTAGCTAAATTCATGGAGTTTGGAACTTCTAGAGGAATCTCTCCAAGAAGACATTTTAGAAATACTGTTGCTAGGAATATGAAAAAGGTTAGGAAAGAAGTCCAGCAAGCAGTTAAGAAAGCAGTAAGGTAAATTATATAATTAAAAGCAAAACCTTTATTAATATCAAACACCACTTTTAAACTAGGCTATAAGCGAATAGTCTATTGATCCGAGCGAGGAAACATGGTTGAAACAAATACCTTTTTATCTGCAACTGCAAAATTTATTAGAGATGATTTACTAAGTAATATAACCGATCCAATCTCAGCAAGCAGACCATCCAATTCTCGTTTTGTAATGACATCTTACCCTGAAAGGAAAGTTGTATATCCTTTAATCACCATAAGACATGAAGGACCAGTCAATATTCAACGTATGGGTATGAGAAGTTTACAACAATGGACTCAAATTATATTAGAAGTAAGAATTTGGGCTAGAAATGAAAAGGAAAAGGATGAATTAACTGAACAAACTTTAAATCGTTTAAGATCAATACAATTCGGAGCAAATTCAACGTCTGATACTGAAGAACTGCATGATTATTTATTGTTAAGTGCAACTCCAGTTGATGAAATTAATGAACAAGGAAGAGTAGGAGTAAAAAGTATGGTGCTAAGAGTGCAATATTTATTTGTGCTTGGGGCAGCATAAACAAGGAGGAAATAAAAAATGGGAAGATACATTGCTGACCAAAATAAGTTAGGATTCTTTTATGAATCAGGAACATATGCTGTGTCTAGTGGTACGATGCAATGGATTGGTCAAGTTCAAGATCATACACTAGATGAAAGTACAGGAGTTATCCCTGTAAGATATTTAGGAGGAGGAGACAGAAATGTAGATCAATTTGTTGATGGTCCACAGGATTATACTGGAACAATTTCATATTTTCCGCAAGACTGGAAATTTTTATGGTTTACATTAGGAAGTGCAGTTGATGCAGGAAGTCCATCTCCATATACCCACACATTGAGTGAATTAAATAGTGGAGTATTAAACGGAACTACATCAGGAACTTTATGTCCATTCTTAAGTTTTGGATTAGAAGATTCTAAAACAGTATCTGCTACTGGGCAAAATTTTAATAGAACAGTACAAGGTGCTATGATAAATACATTCACTTTGAATGGAACACAAGGAGAAATTTTAAGTGCTGAAATTGCTTATACTGCACAGAATGTTGCATTTAGTTCTGGAGCAGCAAGTGCTGTAACTGCAGCAACAACAAGACCATTCTTATGGAGAGATTGTACATTACAAATTCCAAGTGGAACAAGTTATTCAACTATGAAAGACTTTAGTCTGACAATTAACAATAATTTGGAGTCTCCACACTACTTAAACGGAAGTGTAGTAATTGCACCATCTATTCCATTAAACAGAGATTATGAATTGACTGTAACACTTGACTTACAAAGTACAGAAGTAAAAACATTGTGGGATCAATACTTTATTGGAGGATCAACTTTCAATACCATGATGACAGTTAATGCAAGTACAGGAAGCAGAGATGCATTCTTTGTTATGAGTGGATGTAAGTTGATGGATATGGAAGCTCCAAGTCCAATGGAAGGAGTAAACGAAACCACATTAACTATTCAACCAAAGAATATGATAGTTAATGTGAACGATACTATATTCAGATACAAGCCTTGGTAAGAGGCTTTATTTTTACTTTTTTTCAAGCGAGAAAAAAGTATAAAACCAAGCGAGGTACAAAAACATGGAAGATTTAAAAGGTAAAATCCTTATTCAAAGGAATGAGGAAGGGAAGATTATTCCAGTTTCAGTGGAAATTCCCAATGTTGGGCAAATCAAAGTTTTGCCACTAAAAAGAGGGGAAGTATTGACGTTTTTGGCGTCT